GAGGTCGACCGGCGGGCCGGGGGGGTTGGGGCGGGTCGGGGATTTGGTCATGCGCGGAGCGTACCACGGCCGGCCGGCGCCTCCGCGTGCGGGAGGCGCGCCGGCCGGCGGTCGGGGGTGGGGGCGGGGGTTAGGTGGGGCGGTAGATGGCGAAGGCTTCCGTGTTCGGGTCGGCCGCGGTGACGTGCGCCGCGAAGGTCACGCTCAGGACCATCTCGTCCTCGTCGGCGGTTTGGAAGGTCGGCGCTTCCAACGCGAGCGCGTTGAACAGCACCAGCACGAACGGCAGGGTCTCCCCCTTGATGGTCGTGACGAGCGCCACGTTGTCGATGTAGTCCGTGTCCTCCACGGGCCCGCCGGTGATCTTGGTGAACTGGCCGGCGGTGGCGACGTTCGCGGCGGCGATCGCGTTCGTCAGGTTGTCCGTCGTGAGCTCGAGCATGTTGACGGTGAGGGTGGGCGCGCTGGATTGCCGCCGGTTGAACGACTTGATGGGGCCGATGGCGCCGTCGACGGGCATCTGCCGGATGACGCGGTTCGGGCTGAAGCTGTTCCCGCCGCGCGTGCCGCCCAGTTTGACGCAGCCGCTCACGCCGATGGCGTCGGCGATGGGGTCGGCGGCGCTGGCGTCCTCCAGCTCGGTGATGCCGATGTTGAGGTAGACGGCGCCGGCGTCGAGGACGGTGTTCCCGGCGGTTAGGGTGCTAAGTCCGCTCCGACCTTGCATGCTCTACTCCTTCGCGCGCGGGTTGGTCGGGGTGGCGCGGGGGTCTCGTGGTCGCATCATACGACATGCTGCGGTGCGGGGCGCGGTACGGGGCGGTCAGGTTCGGTGGGGCGCGGTGCTGCACGAGGCTGGGGATGGTGACGAGTAGGGGCTCGCCGGTCTCGATCAGGAGGAGGCGGAGGGTCGTGTCGAAGCTGCCCGTGCCGGTCTCCTGGAGGGTCATGCGCGGGTCGGTCAGGAGGCGGTCGATCCAACGCCACGGTAGCCAGAGGGCCTGCGCGCCCCACCAGCCGCGTAGGTTCCACGTGGCGGTGATCTCGCCGGCCTCGGCGCGTGGCGGTCGGCCGCTCATGAGGCGGTGGTGGTGGGGTGGGGTGAGGCGTTCCCAGGCGCGAGCGCCGACGTATAGCGTCGTGACGTTGTCCGCGTTGGCGTTGAGGTGCTGCAGCCAGGCGCGGAGGTGATCGTTCGGCACGATGTCGTCTTCGATGATCAGGGCGCCGGCGTGGTGCCGGTGGTGCTCGCTTAGGGCGGCGAGGCACGCGCGGGCGTTGAGGCGGTTTCGCGCGGCGGCGGGTGGCGCGGTCTGCACCTGCGCGTGACTCACTTGTAGGCCGACTCGGGCGAAGTGGGCGAGGGTCTGCTCGGCGATCGCGGCGCGCTGGGCGTGCGTGTACATGCCGACGGGTGGGTGCGGTTGGGTCACGTGGTGACGTCTCCCCATCTTTGGGCGTCGACGTCGAAGCTGATGAGGGGGCGGTCTAGGTGGTCGGTGCCGAGGGTGGTGGGGGGCCCGTCGGCGCGGATCCAGTCGTACCGGCGCGCGTTGATCGTGACGTGACGGCCGACGAGGGCGCGGTAGGCGTTGGTGGCGAGGGTGTTGGCGGCGGCTATGCCGCCGCTGCGCGCGCCGCGGATCAGGACCTGCGCGGCGAGGGCCTCGAAGACGGGCAGCTCGTCGCCGGTGAGGTCCTTACTTGGGCCGGCGTGATAGTCGCGGATGGTGATGGCTTCGTCCGGCGTGTCTTCCAGGCGGCCGAGGTGGATGGTGGCGGTGATGCCGCGGGCGACCAGGCGGTCGCGGAGGTCGGTCAGGAACGGGTCGGGCACGCTAGCCTCCTAGTGCTTCGTCGATGCTCTCGGTGATCATGCGCTGCATCTCCGGCAGGAGCCGGCGGCCGGGTTCCTCGATGAACTTCCGGGCGGCGCGCGTGGTGGGCGGGCGTTGGCGCGTGTGCGCCCGGACGGTGTAGGTGCGCACTTGGATGGTGCGGGGCGTGATGGGGCGCCCGAACGCCATGGTGATGCGTCGCTTGTGCGCCTTGACTTGGTGCTCGCGCACCTGTTCGGGCCCGCCGGGGTCGGTGATGCCTTCGTGCACGGCGAGTGCGTACTCGATGTTCGTGCCGACGAGGAGCGTGTTGGGTGGCGGGTCGGGTGGGGTGTACGTGTAGGCGCGCTCGCCTTTGCCGGCGCCCGCCGCGACGCGCACGCGCGCCTGCACGGTGGGGGTGCTGAAGGTGACGCTGCTGCGGAGTCGGCCGGTGGCGACGGGGGTGGCTTCCCGCGCGGCGCCGTGCCACTTTATGGCGGCGCGGTTGAGTCCTTTGTCCAGGCCGGCTTGAGCGTCCTTCGTGATCTCGCGCGTGTTGACGGTGAGGTGGAACGTTATGCCGGTGGGGTCGGTCTTGGGCGCGGGCATGCCATCACCGTACCGCGTTGGTTACTCGAGGTAGGCGACGCGGTGGCTGTACCGGCCGCGCGTGTCTTCGTTCCGGCGCACGGTGATCACGCGGCGCTCCCGGCCTTCCGGGTCGGTCAGGGTGTCGCCGGGGTTGATCTCTTCGAGGAGCGTGGCGTGCGCCGTGCTGGTGAGCTCCTGCTCGTCGATCGTGCGGACGGTCTGCACCTGGTCGTACCACCGCACCTTGACGGTGGCGGGGGCGGCGAACGTGTCGCCGCTGTAGGCGTCGGCCGTCGTGCGGGCGCGGTGCTGGCTGGTGGTGCGCAGGAAGCGGTGAACGAGCGTGTTGGTGCTCATAGGGCGAGGGGGGAGGCGAGGTGACCGGCGTCACGAACGCGGTACGGGGCGAGGGCCGCGATCGCGGCGGGTGGTAGGCCGGTCGTGCCGGCCGCCCCGCCGGCGCCGCTGGTGGTGGTGGGGTCGGCGTAGGTCGTGGCGGCGTTATCGATCCGCTCGCTGGTGACGCTCGGGTTCGGGCGTTCGTAGGCGTCGCGCACGGCCAGCATGATCGCGTTCGTTATGGCGGCGGGCACGTCACTGGCGTTGGAGCCGTAACCGGCGGTTAGGACGATGGTTACGCCGGCGCGGGCGCGGGTGGTGGGCCACGCGGTGGGGTGCATCAGGCGCGCCGGTTCGCTGGTGGCGTCGACGATCAGGTCGGCCACGTTGAGCGCGCTGGTGGTGCCGTCGTCCTGCGTGATGGTGATGCTCGTCACGCTCTGGAGGGGTGGGCGTGGCAGGGTGATGGGTTTGGCGGTGACGTGCTCGATCTCCGCGCGCGCCACCTGCCGCGTGCCGTTCCACCAGGGCCCGCGGTGCAGGGTGCTGGGGAAGGTGTCGAGGAGCACGGTGATGGTCTGCGTGATGAACGCGCGGCCGGTGTACTCCTCCGCGGCCTGCCGCGCGGCCTTGATTAGGCGCGTTAGGCGCGCGTCGTCGCTCGTGCCGGTGACGCCGAGCTCGGCCTTGACGTCGCTCAGGGCCAGCGGTTCACTGGCGGGCTGGGTGGTGACCTTCCAGGCGATGCGTGGCTGCATGCTTCACTCGCCGCGCTTCGCCCTGCGCGCCTTGGTGGTCTTCCGCTCCTCCGGGGCGGGCTCGCCGGCGCTCTCCTGGTCGGGGGGTTGGTCGGTGCCCGTCGTTAGGGGCGCCGCTGGCAGGCTGGTCGTGATGCGATCGTGAGGGGTGGGTTCCCGCGTGTCGCTGCGGTGGCCGGGGGCCAGCCAGCCGTGCGTGAGCCCGGACCGTATCAGGTCCGGGCTCTCGCTGGCGGGGTCGATCTCCTGCCCGACGTGGAAGGTGCGGATGCGGCCGTGAACCGGCAGCATCTCGTCGCGCACGACGACCAGGCGGGCGGGGCGTTTCATCAGGACACGGCTCCAACGGCGATGGTGGCGGCGCCGGGCGCGTCACCCTGCGCGGGGTACGAGCCGAGGGCGGTGATGCCCACGGGCCCGCTGATCGTGCCGGCTTCCGTCATGAGGACGCGCACGTACCGCTTCGCGCCGCGGTAGCTCATCAAGTGCACCGTGTTCTCGCCGGTGGCGCCGATCGTGACGCTCGCCTGGTTCGAGTCGGCCGTGGGCACGTCGCTGTAACTGCCGGCGCTGCCGGGCGTGTCGTCGGCGTGCTGCAGTTTGATCTGGAGGGTGTTGCTCGCGTCGCTGCCGAGCTCGCCGACGTTGACGGCGAGGGTGAAGGCGTCGAAGCCGCGCGTGTCGGCGTAGGCGCTGCTGGTGGTGGCGGTGACGGCGGCGCAGTGCAGTTGTGCGGCCGCGGTCCGGTTGGCTACTTCCCGGTTCATGTTCTCCTCCCGGTCCTCAAGCCGAGCACTTCAGGAGCTTGATCGCTTCGAAGTTGACGACGTCACCGCCGACGCGGCGCGTGGCGTAGAACTCCACGAACGGCTTCGCGGTGTACGGGTCGCGCAGGATTCGGATGCCGGCGCGGTCGACGATCGTGTAGGCGGCGCGGACGTTCCCGAAGGCGGCGACCAGGTTCCCGCTGTCTTCACTGGCGAGGTTGGGTTCCTCGAAGATCGGGTAGCCCATCAGGGTGGACGGTTGCCCGCCGAAGCCGGGCTGCCAGAGGAAGTCGCCGGTGCCGGCGCCACCGCCACCGTCGCCGCGCAGGCCGCGGATGCTGCCGAGGGTGGTGCGGTTCATGAGCCACGCGGCGCCGTTCAGGTAGGCGCTCTTCAGTTTGTAGACGATGTTGACGATCCCGGCGGGTGCCACGGCCGTGGCGGCGCCGGTGTTGACCTGCTCGATCTTCCCGCGGGTGGTGCCGGCGGGGTACGTGGTGAAGCCGCGCGGCTTCCCGCTGCCGTCGCCGGTGACGAACGCGGCGCCTTCCACCTCGGCGAAGCGCGTGGCGACCTTCCGGTTGATCCAGGCCTCCACGTCGACGTTGGCGTCGTCGAGCAGTTTCTGCGTGGCGTGCGGCGCGGCGTACTGCTCGTGAACGGGGATGCGCCACATCCCGAGGCGGGCCGTGTCGGTCTTGGTGCGGCTGGCGCGCTCCCCGACCCAGCCGACGGTGAAGTCTTCCTCGTCGGCTAGTCCTTCGAGGGCGTCGGTGCCGATGGTCTCGATCGTGGCGAGGCCGCGGAGGGGGCTCAGGTCGGCGACGGTGGTGATGATGCGCGCCGACTGCGCGGGCGTGACGAGGTACCCGCCGTCCGGGTCGCTGTCGACGCTCAGGTCTTTCCGGAGCAGATCGAAGGCTTCGTGGTGGGCGGGGGTGAGGGCGGCGTCGCCGCGGCGGAGGTAGGCGATCATGCCCTCGCGTGCTTTGGCGTGCCGCTCGTCGCTGTTCGGGGCGGGGGCGGGGCTGCGCTGCGCCTTGAGGATGGCGTTCTGCTGGTCCGTCAGGGCGTCGATGCGCTCGTTGATCTGCGCGAGGGCCGTTTTGGTCGCGGCGTCGTTCTGGTCGCGGTCCGTGACGGCGGCGCGCAGGAGGGCGACTGCTTCCTGCAGGTCGCTCTCGACGCGGTTCAGGGGCTGGTCAGTCATGGCGTGCTCCTGTTCGGAGGATCTCGGCGGCTTCGCGCAGGAGGGCGGTCTGGGCGCCTAGGTTGTGCGCGGCGGGCGCGGCGGGGGCGCCCGTGTGCTGCGCGTCCAGGATAGCACGGAGCTCCCGGGTGTACTCGGCGATCTTGTCGAGGGCGGTGGTGGCTTCGCGCGTGGCGATCGCGGCGGCGGCGAGGGCGTGCTTGACGCTGGTCATGGTGGCGTCCTCGTTAGCGGGGAAGGTGACGAGGCTGTACTCCCAGAGGCGTACCTCGTGGATCTGGTGCGTGTCCGTGTCGGGGTCGTAGGTGACGCCGGGCGTGCCGGCGCTGGTCGTCTTGGGGATGCTGAAGCCGATACTCAGGCCGCCCAGGATCCCGGCGGCGGCGAGGGCGTGCGCTTCGCGTGCTTTCTCCACGTCGTTGATTAGGAGCTCGGCGCGTATGCGGAGCCCGTGGTCGTCCTCGGTAATGTCGAGGGTGCGGCCGATGGGCTCGTGCGGGTTGTGCTGCCACAGGACGGGGATGGTCTTCCCCTTCGCCTTGGCCGCGTTCAGGGTGCGGGTGAAGGCGCCGCGTTGGATGACGTCGCCGTAACTGTCGATCGTGTCGAAGACGCTGGCGTAGCCGGTGATTATGCCGGCGGGCGTGTTGGCGTCCCGGTGTTCTAGCGGTTCGAGGGTGAGGGGGAAGGCGCGCGCCATGTACTGGCCGGTGGTGGGCGCGGGGCGGGTCGGTGGGGTCGCGGGTCGAGCCGGCGCGGCGGTCGTGCTGGTGCTGGTCATGCTTGGGCCTCCTCGTAAGTTTCGGTGCAGCGGCATTGGATGACGTTGGCGGCGCTGCCGGCTGGATCGCCGGGGTACATGAGGGGTTCGCCGTTGACGATGTACGGCTCGTCGAGGTCGCGGGTTTGGCCGTCGGCGTCGACGTGCGCGTCGCGGGTGCGGTCGTCGCTGGTGGCGAGCCAGCGTTTCTTGAGGGTGAGGCCGGTGGCGCGCGCGGCGGTCTGCCCGCCATAGTTGGTGCTGCTTATCGTCTCGGTGCGCGCGATGACCGTGCTGCGGTTGGGGATGATCTGCTCCAGGTACAGGGTGTCGATCGTGGCGGCTATGTCGGGGATGCTCAGGCCGCCGGTTATGCCGTCGGTGATGAGGTCGCGGAGGGCGTTGAGGGTGGTGGTGCTTACCTCCCCGACGACCTTGGCGTAGTGCGTGCTGGCTTTCTCCACGCTGCCGTCGAAGTAGATGCCCCAGAGGGCGCGTAGTAGGTCGAGGATGGGGTCGAGGTCGGGCGTCTTTGCGCGCGTGGTGGGCGCGGTGGTGGCGCGGGTGAGGGTGGGGAAGTCGTGCGCCTTGGCGGTGTGCTCGGCGCCGGCGGCGGCGGCGGCGAGCCACCAGGCGGCGAGGCCGTCGAGGGTGTGGGTGGTGCTTATCACGTCCTCCACGGTGGTGCGCAGGTCGCCTTCCGTGGTGGCGTGACGGGCGCGGCGTTGGATCTCGCGGCGTTCCTCGTCGAAGCGGTCGGCGAGCCACGCGCGTAGGCGGGTTTCCCAGGTGCGTTGTAGGCGCTCGCGGCTGCGCGCGAAGGAGTCGCGGGGTGGGGTGGCGCGCGTGCGGGTGGGTGGGGTGGCGTTGAGGAAGCCGAGGGTGGCGCCGCGGAACGTGTCACCGTCGGGCGTGACGTCGTAACCGATCATGCTGCGCGCCTCGTTGAGGGTGATGACCCCCTGCTGGTAGGCGCGCAGGCCGCGCTCCCAGAGGGCGGCCTCGTCCTCGGCCAGGGCGGGGTAGGCGTCGCGGTCGTAGGTTAGGCGTAGGCCGCGGGGGGTGAAGAGGGGCGTCAGCCAGGCGTTCAGGTCGGCGGTGAACTGGTCGATGATTGGGAGGAGGACGTTGATTAGGAGGCCGCGCTGCGCCTGGCGTTGGTTCTCGTAAGTGCCGGCTTCGAGGCCGGTCAGGACGGGGTGCACGCCGAAGGCGGCGTGAATCTGCCGCGCGGCGTCGGTCTGGCCGGCTAGCCAGTCGAGCTCGCGGGGCGTGATGCCCATCTCCTGCCACTTGACGCCGCCTTCTAGGATCATGGGGGCGGCGCGGCGCGCCCGCTGCGCGTCGGCGAGGTCTTCCTTCATGCGGGTAAACTGCTGGTCCGTCAGGGTGCCTTCACTGATGAAGGCGCCGGTGGGCCTGGCGCCGTTCTGCATGAGGGCGAGGTTCTGCGCCTGGCCGGTGTTCAGGAGGTCGATCCCGCGCGCCGCGGCGCTTATGGGGCTCATGCCGTACCACTCGTCGCGGGGCGCCCACGTCTTGACGTGGCGGATCTGCCACGGTTCGAAGGTGTACCGGCCGCCGTTGGCGTCGTACTGGTAGGCGGCGATGCGGCTGGTGCCGCGCGCGCCGGGGATGACGCTCATTCGGTCGGGGCGTTTCACCCACAGCTCCACGGGTGGGCCGGCCTCGGTGCCGACGCGCTCAAGGTACGTGTTCCCGGCGATGAGGTAGTAACCCACCGCGGCTTCGAGGAGGGCGGCGCCGGTCTGCTCTTCGTTCGGGCGGGCGAGGAGGGTGAGGAGGGGGTGTTGTTCGAGCTCCTGCCCGGCGGCGTCGGTTAGGATCCACCTGGTTTGTTTGGCGAGGCGCGTGATGGCGTTGACGGCGGCGTACACCCACACGGCGGTCTCGTAGCCCTCGCGGATGAGGCTTTCCGTGTCGCGGGGGCTCCAGGCGGCCATGCCGGGGGTGGTGCCGCGCAGGTCGATCGTGGTGGTGGCGCTCGCGCGCTGCTCGCGGCGGGCGCGTAGGGCGCGGAGTAGCGTGGTGAGTCTGTTCGTGTTCGCTTTGATCGTCACGTGGCCAGGCTCCTGATTCGTGGCGCTGGCGCGGTCGGGGGCGCGTATTGGGCCAAGTGTAGCGCGTCGCCGCGGTCGGGGCTGCGGCCGAGTGTTTCGCGCAGGTCGTCCTTGGGTGTGACGCGGTACCGGCCGCGGGGGTCGAAGTCGTACTGGAGGGCGGCCAGGTCGGTGCGGAGGCGGTCGTCGCGGGGTAGGGCGCCACCGTCGAGGAGCCAGTCGCGCGTGGCGAAGGCTAGTTGATCGCGGAGGCGGTGGTGGCCGTCGCTGGTGGCGTTCTCTGCCACGTTGACGGCGTGCGTGGTGATCCAGGGGGGCGCGTTGGCGGTTAGCCAGTCGAGGACGCTGGCGCCGACGCCGATCACGTCCACGTTCACGGTAACGGTCTCGCCGGGGCGCCGGTGTTCCTCGGCGGTGGTGATCACGTGCCGGCCGAGGGTGGTGCCGGTTTGGTCGCGGAGGGCGATGGGGTCGTGCGCCAGTTTGCCGCGGCGCGCGATTATGACGCTCTCGTCGTCGCCGCTGCGTGCCACGTCCACGCCGAGGACGAGGGGGCCGTCGCCGATCGTGTTGGGGTGGCGTTCCTCCGCGGCGGTGATGAGGGCGAGGGGGATGACGCTGTTCGCGCCGGTGGTGGGGAAGTCGCCGTTGACGTGCACGGCCACGAAGGCGCTGTGTTCCCCGTGCCGCGCTTCCATGTCCTCGATCCACTCGGGGATGGCGAGGCCGGGCACGTGCGTCTCGCCGGTGACGTTGGGGCTGTCGCGGCTGCTCAGGTGGATGGTGTGCCACGCGGTGGCGTCGGCGTGGAAGGCGTCGTAGAAGACGCCGCTTAGTTGAGTGGGGTTCCCGATCATTAGGATCTTCCCGCCACCAGCTACGTTCCCCTCTATGGCCTCGAAGATGTCGCGGCGCACACCGCTGGCCTCCTCCAGGATGTACAGGGCGTGCGCTCCGCTCGGGCCCTGTAGGTTCTCGCGTTTGGCGGCCTGCCGGCCGATTATGCGACCGCCGGTGCTGGTGGCGACGGGGGTGGTGCTGCGCAGGGGCACGTGCAGGGGCGGGGTTAGGCGTTGGGCGAGGCGGGTCAGTTCGAGCCAGAACGGGTCGGCTAGGGTGGCGGCGCTGGGGGCGGTCACGAGGACCTTCCCGCCGCGCAGGGCCCACCAGAGGGCGGCGGTGGCGCCGCTGGTCGTCTTACTCACCTTCCGGCCGGCGCGGACGGCGACGCGGTCGTGCTGCGCGATGCCGGCGAGTATGCGCGCCATACCATGCCACGTGGCTAGGTGCAGCGCGTCACGGGCGAAGACTAGGGGGTCGGCGGCCTGGTCTGGTGGCAGGCGACTAGTTGAGCGGGCGGCTCGGGCCGTGATCACCTGCGCCCATAAGCGCGCGGGTGATCCGCTCGAAGATGCCTGGTTCATCCTGGAACTCGGTCTCTAGGGCGTCGAGGGCCTGCATCATCTGGGCGGTCACCTGCTCGTGCACGATCACCTGCGGGGCGTCCAGGCCGAGGAGGTCGCGCTGGTCCTTGAGGACCTTTCGCACGTCCTCGTAGCGGCGTTCGTCCCAGGCGATGCGCTCGAGCTCCTTGAGGCTGGCGAGGTTCTCGGCCTTGTGCTCGATCGTCTCGCGCATGGCGTCGGCGCGCGCCTGTTCCTCCAGGGCCTTAACGTCGCCCTGTATGACGGTGAGGCTCCACGGGGCGCCGGTGCGGGGGTTTCGGCGGCCGGCGGCGTCGAGGGCGTGCACGATCTGTCGGAGGGTGAGGCGGCGGCGCCTGAGGATGGCGACTTCGCGGCGGCGGTCTTCGACGATGAGGCCGTTACTTTGTTTGTTTCGGGCGCGCATTGGTGCCGGCACGTTCTCCTCCTCCCGGGCTAGGTTGGGGGTGGTTCCTCGCCGGGGTGTTCCTTAATGTAGCGCAGGCGCGCCTTGATCTGGTTCTTGGTTAGCCAGGCGCGGCTGTACGTGTGGTCGGCGTAGAGGCGGGCGAAGCCGGTGACGTGCTTGAGGCGCGTTAGTTCCTCGGGTGGCATGCCGAGGTCCTGGCTGATCTCCTCGTCGGTCATGCCGGCGCGGGTCATGAGGTGGATGAGGTTCGCCATGCCGTCTAGCTGGTGCGTGCCGCGGGCGCGGTTGTGCCGGACGGTGCTGGCCATGCGCTCGGCGGGCGTGCCGTGGATGATCACGGCGGGGATGAGGTCGTGCGTGCGGGCGCGCAGGGAGGGGGTGGTGCTCAGGACGTGGTGCCGGTGCGCGCCGTCGACGATCACGTAAGCGGTGGGGTCGCCTGGGGTGGGCGTGACGACGATGGGTTGGGTGATGCCGTCCTTGGTGATGCTGCGTCGCAGGAGGTCGAGCTCCGCGCCGGCGGCGTGGTTCGGGTTGTACTCGTTCATGCGCACGTTATCGATGGGGAGCCAGTGGATGCGGCTGGTGGGCGCGGGTGGGCTGGTGGTGGCTAGTAGGTCGGCTAGGGCCTCGCGGAGCTCCGCGGTGGCCGTCGGGTCGTCGTGGGCGCGGTTGACTTCCGCGCGGAGGGCGTCGAGGGCCCTTTGCGCGTCGCTGGTCATGGCTTGATGCGGTCGTGCATGTGCCGGGCGTGGAAGGCGTTCAGTTTCTGGCCGGTCGTGTCGTTGGTGAGGATGATGGCGACCTCCGTGCGGCGTTGGTCGTCGTGGGCGCGGGGGTGGTACCGGTCGGCGTGCCGCGCGAAGAGGTCGCGGAGCTCCTGCCGGCGTTCTTCGGTGGGGATCAGGTGTTCCAGGAGGTAATCGCGGTAGTCGATCCAGTCGGTGAAGGCGGCGGGTGGTTGGGCTGGTGGGGTGTACGTGTCGGCGATCGTGGCGGCGGTGTGCGCGCCGGGTAGGAGGCGCGTTAGGGCGGCGAACGTGTCGGGTTCGGCGCTGGCGGCGTAGGCGAGGTGATCGTGGCTGGTCTCGTGGTGCATGCTGCCGGCGCGCATGCGGTGCGGGGGCAGGCCGGCGGCGTGCTGCAGGTCGTAGATGCGGTTGTACGGCACGTTGAGGTCGTGGATGGCGTGCCATACGTCGCTGGTGGTCCAGTCGTAGAGGGGGTAGAAGGTGTAGCGGTCGCGGCGCCAGCGGCCTGCCCACGTGATGCCCTTGTAGGTGGCGTGGGTGGTTAGGCCGTGGCGGCGGGCGAGGCTTTCCTCTGCGCGGGTGCCGCTTAGTTGAGCGGTGGGTGCCGGCCAGGTGCTGGTGATCATCTCGTGGAAGGCGCGGGTGTAGTCGCGTTGGTTGGTGGGGTGCGCGTGTAGGCTGTTGGGTTCTTTGGGGCGGATCCACCGATCGGGGCCGCGGGCGGGGTCCCAGGCGGTGAAGCGCTGGCCGGTGCTGGTGGTGGCGTCGGCGAGGTCCAGGGGGGCCTGCAGCCAGTAGGGGGCGACGCGGGGGTCGCTCATGAGGCGCCGAACGTGCTCGATCGTGGCGCGCCACTCGGTCTCCTGATCGATGAAGAGGGCGGGTAGGGGCAGGCGGTCTTGTCGGGTGGCTTCCTCTAGGGCTAGGTGTAGGAGGAGGGTGCTGTCCTTCCCGCCGCTTAGGTTGACGATGACGTGGGGGAACTCGCGGAAGAGCCAGGCTATGCGGGCGCGGGCGGCGATCAGGACGTTGGGGCCGGGGTAGGAGCGGGGCGCGCCGGTGCGGGCGCGCGTGCGGGCCGGCGCGGCGCCGCGCGCGGTGGGGTTAGGCGTCGGTGTGGAACTCATGGCCGCAGTTGGGGCACATTACGAGGCGCGTGTCTATGGGGGTGGCGTCGCGGCGCGTGGCTGGTTCGGTCGCGGGGGGTGTTGGGGTGCTCATGGGCGGCGGGGTGTACGGGTGCGCGGCGGCTAGTAGGCTGGCGGCGTCGCTCGCGTCGTAACCCGTGCCGGTCAGGGCCGATTCTGGCAGGCTGGCTAGCAGGTCGGCGAGGGCGGTTGTGTCGTAACCGCCGAGGTCGCTGGTGCGGTTGTCGGCGAGGAGGATGCGGCGGGCCTGCTCGTCGGTGACGTCGAGCCACGTTACGGGGATCTCGCGGGCGCCGGCGGCTTGAGCGGCTAGGTAGCGGTGGTTGCCGGCGAGGATGTGGCCGGTGCTTCGTTGGGCTATGACGACGCCGTAGAAGCCGAGCTCCTGCACGGATGCTTGGATGGCTTCGGTGTCACCGCGGCGTGGGTTCTTCGGGTGCGGGGTTACGGCGTCGATCGGCTCGAGGGCCGTTTGCTGGTTCAGTATTCGCATGTGGGCTCCCGGTTGGTTGGGCGCCGGCTCGGACGAGCGGTTAGGTTGTGCGGCCGGCGCTTGACCTAGGGTACCAGACGGTGGCGGCGCGCCGGTGCGGGCGCGCGTGCGGGCCGGCGCGGCGCCGCGCGCGGTGGGGTTAGGCGTCGGTGTGGAACTCATGGCCGCAGTTGGGGCACATTACGATGCGCGTGTCTATGGGGGTGGCGTCACGCTGGCGCCTCCCAACGGATGCGGGGCTGTAGCGGGTGCTTATCCACGCGGGGGCGGCCGGGCGTGTTCCAACTGCGGCCGGGTGTTTCGGCCACCGCTTCCCAGCCAGCTGCGCGAAGGCTCGTTCCGGGCTCGCTCTGCATCGTGTAGGTGATGAGCTTCTGGTACCCGAGGGACTTGCTCGCTCGCCACGCTGCGCCATAAAGCATCGAAGCGGCGTTCTTCGCGCCGTCGGTGCAGCAGCGCGTGACCTCGAGGGTGAGGCCGTCATCGAGGTGCCTAGCGACGGGTCGGCCGACGATGATGACGCCGCGCACTTTGGTTCCGTCGTTGACGGCGACGCCGAACTTCCAACTGACGGGCGGGATGTGGTGCCGGTGGTGTTGCTTCACGAACGCGGCGGCTTCGGGGAAGGTGATGGGCTGCAGGTGAAGCCTCACGGGATGGCCTCCAACTCCACGACCACACGCCCGTCCGGCCTATCAACCTCACCCCGCACGATTCGCAGGTCGTCAATCTGGCTGTCGTCCGTGAAGACCCCAGCGAACACGAGCGCGTCGATGGGGGCCTTCTCGAAGTTGGCTAGATCGCGTTTCGCGAGGGTTGGGGGGTGCAGCGTGAGCGTGGCCTTGAGGCGTGCTTCGCCTAGTCGTTTGGGGCGTTGCTCTTGTATGGCGGCGAGGGCGTCGGCGCGGTACTGGCGGGCGTTCTTGGTGAGGATGCGGCGGGCCTGCTCGTCGGTCACGTCTAGCCAGATCACGGGCACGGTCTCCAGGCCGGCGGTGATGGCGGCCTGCAGGCGGTGGTTCCCGGCGATCACGTAACGCGTGCTGCGTTGGGCGATTAGGGCGCCGTAGAAGCCGTGGGCCTGGATGCTGTCGACGATCGCGGCGGTGGCGCCGCGGCGTGGGTTCTCAGGGTGCGGCGCTAGGGTGTTGGTGGGTTCGAGGGTGGTCTCGTGCGGGTGGATCGTCGGGGTGGTCATGCGTCAGTGTACCGGAGGTGTTAGGGGGCATTAGTGCGGCCGGCGCCTGGTCGGGCGCCGGCCGAGGCTAGGAGGATGGGGCGGCGTTGATCGCCGCCTGCGCTCAGGTTAGCAGGGTCAGGGGTTGAGGTCGTCCGGGTCGATCCAGCTTACGAGGGTGGCGAGGCCGAGGCGCTCGGTGATGGGGTCGGGTCGCTCGATGAGCATGATCATGTACAGGTCGTTGTCGAGGAGGTAGATGCGGCCGGCGCCGGGCATGCCGGCGTCGGTGGTGCTGGTGGTGGTCTGCCACGGGATGACGCGGGTGGCGCCGAGCTCATCCATGAGCGTGTCGATCCACCTGCGGGCGAGGGCGAGGCCGACGCTTACGTCCTCGTGGTAGCAGGCGAAGGTGAGGGTGGGGGCGTCGATCAGGCAGGGGTAGATGGCGTCGCTTTCGTTGGCGAGGTGCCGGGCGAGCCACGTGGCGTTCTCGGGGGGGGGGGGGGGGGGGGGGGGGGGGGGGGGGGGGGGGGGGGGGGGGGGGGGGGGGGGGGGGGGGGGGGGGGGGGGGGGGGGGGGGGGGGGGGGTTGGGGGGGGGGGGGGGGGGTTGGGGGCGGCGGTTGAGGGCGGTCTCGATGAGGTGCCGCGCGTAGGTGGAGCGCGGTTGGCCGGCGGTGGCGGCCTGGCGTTCGAGCTCGGTGAGGATCGGGGGGGTTAGGCGGATGGTAACGGGGGTGGTGCCGTCGGGGTGCGCGCGGGGGTGAATGTAGGCGCCGAGGTTACTGGTGGGGTGCTTGTGGTGCATCGGGTGGCTCCTTTCACCCCCCACAATAGGGTGTGCACGTGCTACGTGTCAAGTCTCGGCAGGCCGTAGCTCAGGCTGCGGCGGTCGGCGTGGCGCTCCCCGGGCCCTTTGCCGGCGCGCGCCTGCCGGTGCTGCACGGGGTGGGGTAGGAAGGTGAAGGTCGGGATGGGGGTGGTGGTGAGGTGGCGGTGGAGGATCGAATCGAACGCGGCGCCGGTGCGGGGCGCGTCGGGGGCGGTGGCGGCGATGAGGGGCTCGAGTAGGTCGCGGGTTAGTAGGACAGCCTGCGTGCCGAATGCCATGTGTTGATCGGGCAGGCGCCGCAGGCCGGGCCGGATCGGGTGCCGGTTGAGGATGGCGCTGGCGTCGAGCGGCGCGTGCCGGTAGAGGCGCGCGGGCGTGTCGTTCAGGTAGAGGTACGTGGCGGCGGGTGCCGGCTGGTGCGTGGCGGCGAGTAGGTCGCGGCGGAAGGATTCGGCGAGGGTGAGGTCGTCTTCCAGGAAGAGGATGGGGTGGGTGGGGTGGCCGTGCTCGCGGGCGTGGAGTAGGGCGGCGTGCGCGGCGGGGATGGTGCCGGCGGGCGTGGCTGGTTGGCAGGGGCTGAGGGTGACGTGGCAGTTGGTGACGCCGTGCGCTTCCAGTTGGGTGATCGTCCAGGCGCGGTCGGCGGTGCGCTGCTCGCACGTGATCATGACGGGCGTGACGGGCGCGGGGGTCACGTGGCCGGCCACGGTTTCTGCAGGATGATGAGGCCGCGGGGGGTGGCGAGGTCTAGGCGGTGGTGCGCGCCGGGGGGCGTGGCGGTGCTCGGTGGTCGGGCGGGCGCGGCGTCGTGGATGATCACGAGCGCGCCGGGGGTTAGGCGCGGCCAGGCGACCTGGAGCTCGTCGTGCCGGCACGTCATGCAGGAGTCGAGGAAGGCTAGTTCCACTCCGGGTGGCATGAGGTCGGTGGTTAGGGCGCCGAGGACGACCTCGACCTTGACGGGGCCGGTGTCGGTGCGGGCGAAGAGGGCGGCGGCGGTGGTGGCGCGCTCGGCGTTCGTGTCGAACGTGCGTAGGAGATCGCCGACGCCGTTCTCCTTCATGGCCTGGGCGATGGCGCGGGTGGTGTGCGCGCGGTACGTGCCGGTCTCGATGACGCGGCGCGGTTTGATGGTGCGCACGAGGGCGGCGATGAGGTCGGTGACTTCGAGCTCGGTGGCGTCCTTGTCGATCTCGCGCCAGAGGCTGTGCGGGTGGCCGCGGCGATCGTCCGGCTTCCACCTGATCGGGTTGGCGGGGTGGTACTCGTCGGTCATGCGTCGCTCCTCCACTTCCTGCCGGCGGTTGGGCTGCGCCACCGCTCGCGGGCGGGGTCTGTGCCGACATGATCGATGGGGTTCGGGATGGCGACGAGGGCGCCGTCGGTGCGCGCCACGTGCCGGAGGTAGAAGTCGAAGCCGGTGACGCGGTCGTGTTGGTGGTCGTCCGGGAGGACCGGGTGCGTTAGGAGGGTGCCGTCGGGGTGCTGGAAGAGGTGCGGGGTGGTGGTGGCGGCTCGCGCGATGCGGTAGGGGATGAGGACCGCCATGCTGCCGTGCAGGCCGCCGCGGGCGCCGGTGCGCGCGCCGGGGTTCGGCATGCGTTCGAGGCGCGCGCGGATCGGCTCGCGTTCCGTCAGGGCGTGGGGTGGGTAGTGGGTGCGGTTGACGGCGCAGAGGAGCGTGATGGCGTTGGCGTTGAGGGCGGCCGTCAGGTGGTGCTTCAGGAGGTCGGGGTCGGTGATGCGAATGTCGTCTTCGAGGAAGAGCAGGTGCCGGCCGGCGCGCGTGGCGTGCCGGCATGCCGCGAGGCCGGCGGCGCGGGTCTCGGCGGGCGCGTCGCGGCCGGGGTTCGTTAGGACGAGGGGGTGAACGTCGGCGCGTGCCAGGTCGGCGAGGGTGCGCGCGAGGGTCGCGGCGCGCGCGGGGGTGGTCATGATCGTGGCGATCGGTGCGGGTCGCACGCGGTTAGTCTACGCTGCCGCCGCGCGGCGGTTCGGGGTGGTCGCGGGTTTGGTCGGCGAGGCGCGCCTTGAGGCGGTTGAGCTCCGCGCCGAGCTCGCGGAGGCGCGGCGTGTACGTGTCGCTTATGCGGCGCGCGAGGGCCCCGCGGGCGCGCGTGAGGCGCGCCTCGGCCTGCGCGCGGGCGGCGTTCGTGGTGGCCGCGTCGATCTCCTCGCGGATGCGCTCCACGGTCGCCTCGGCCTGCTCCATCTCGCGGCGGGTGGCGTTGAGCTCCGCGCCGCGCGCGGCGATCTGCCGGCGGAGGGCGTCCGGGCAGCATTCGGTGGTTGGCACGGTGACGCGCACGCCGTTCGTGGCGGTGACGGTGCGGCTGGAGCCGCAGTAGGGGCAGGTGGCGCGGCGTGAGGTGATCTCGCGCGCGGCGGCGCCGACGTCGTGCCACGTCATAGGGTGCCGTCCAGGGCGCGCTGCACGAGGTCGTCGATCGTGCCGGGGGGTAGGGCGTCGCTGGTGGGGGTGGCGGCGCGCGTCGCGGCGGTCGTGGCGGCGGCGCGGAAGAACGACCAGGGGTAGGTGAGGCTGGCGAAGTTCCCGATGGTGGCGTCCAGGGCGGCGGCGATCGGGCCGGGCCCGTGCTGCGTGGCGAGCCGGTACGTTTCGAGGGCCCACGTGCGGAATAGCTCGTCGCTGCACTTGGCGCCGGTTAGGCGGCGGAGGGTGACTAGTTGGGCGAAGAGGGCGGGGTAGTGCGTGACGAGGTGCGAGTCCGTCTGCGCGTTAGCGCGATCGCGCAGGGCGCGGCGCGCGCCGGCGGGAAGGTCGAGGGGTTCACTCTCTCGAAGATCCACTACCACCTCCTCCTCCTCCTCCTGGTGGCCGCCGGGGACGGGTGGTGTTTCCGGCGTCGCGCGAGGAGGTAGTTGTTCGTTTGATGAGTCTTCGTAAGACTCAGTCTTCGTAGTGTCGTGCTTCCCGTGGGGCGGGTTTCCCGTCCCACGGGTGGCGCGGCGCTCGGCGGTGCGGGTTTCCCGTTCCGCGGTGGTGGTCGTCGCGTCGAGGAAGGCGGGGTGATCCGTGACGATGAGCTCGCGGCCGGTCATGCTGCCGTCCACGGCTTGAGTCGCGTGCCAGCGGGCGTACCCGGCCGCGATTAGTTGACGGAGGGCGGTGCGGGTGGCTTCGCGGCCGTTGGTGCTCTGCCGTTCGAGGTGCGCGGTGGTGAACCGCCAGTCGTCGGGGTAGCTGAGCATGAGGGTCAGGAGCCCCTTGGCTTGGAGGCTTAGGTTCGGGTCGCGGATGGCGTCGTTCGGTATGGTCGTGAAGTGCGAGCGGCGGCGCGTGCGGATGTTGGCCATTGTCGGGGTCTCCCTTGGGATGGGGTGGGGTGCGGGTGGTGTGCTAGCGTGGCGTTGGGCATGGGTGGCCCTGGCCGGAGGGTGGTGCGCTCTCCGGCCGTTCTCTTGACCGGCGGCGCGTCTGAGGATACGCCACGGCGAGGGTGGTAGGTTGAGGCGAGGCGGTCGCCGTCGGGGTCGGCCGCCTCGCCCTTTGCCGATTCCAACGCGTCAGTCTCCCGTGTGTACTCCGTGGCGGGCGGTCACGGGGCGCCACGGGGTGGTCAGTTGGCCGGTGCCGCGGTCCAGCGCGTCGATCATGCCCAGGACGTCACTGGTGAAGTCCTCGGGTGGCGCGGCGAGGAGGCGCGGCAGGTCGAGGGGCGTGGCGTTGAGGTGCACGGTCGTGAGGTCGAGGCGGATGTGCCGGTGCACGGTGGCGCGGGCGGCGCGGTTCGTGTCGAGGTTCGGGCGGCGGCCGGGCGCGGCGCGCGTGGCGCGCAGTAGGGCCGTGAGGACGGGTTGGGCGATGCTTGGCGTCGCGGTGGCGCGCGCGGCGATGGCGTCGAGGAGGTGCGCGTCGCGGGGCGTGGCGGTCCACGTGATGCCCGGCGGCGGCGTGAGGGCGGGCCGGGCGGTGCGCATGCGCGCCTCGGCGGCCGGCGCGAGGCGTAGGCGTTGGGTGGTCACGGGTCCTCCTAGAAGGTGATCGTCAGGTGATCGCAGTAGCGGGTGATCTCGTAACCGAGCGGCAGCAGGGCGTCGCGCAGGGCGGCGGTCGCGTGCTCGAAGTCGGTGCTCGTGCCGAAGCGCTGGCCCTCGTTGACGAGCGTGACGCGGTTGTGGCCGGCGGCGGCGGCCTCGGTGATCGCTTCGCTGGCGGTGATGGCGAGGCGCTCGGTGGCTCGCGTGGTGGCGGCGGCGCGCGCCGCGGCGGCGCGCCGCGCGGCTTCGGGTGCCGTGAGGAAGTCCATCGGGTCGATCGCGGGGGGTGGGGTGGTCATGCGCGGGTCTTGAGGCCGGCGAGTATGACGGCGGTGCGCTCGCGGGCGTTGAGGCGCGCGAAGGTCTCGGCGGCGTCGGGTGGCAGTTGGAGGCGCGCGCGGAGCTCGCGCATGCCGGGCTGGATGCGGCGTTCGGCGTTGACGCGGTCGAGGGCGGCGAGGCGCCGCTCGCGGCCGCGCAGGTACCGCTCGCGTTGAGCGTCGATCGTGTTCTTCATGTCATGACCTCCTAAGCGGGGCTGGGGGTGGTGGCCGGCGCCGGGTGGCGCCGGCCGGGCGTGTCAAGGGGTGTTGGTGACGCCGAGGGGCCGCCACGCCGTGATCGTCGGGATGACCACCAGGGGGTTCCGCGGATCCCGCCACGCGCGCCCATCCCAGTAGGCGAGCAGCGGGCGGCCGTCGCTCGTGATCGCCAGAACGGGCCGCTCCGCGCTCGAATCGACCGGCGGGCAGGCGGGCGCCGTCGGCGCGGCGGCGTACATCGGCGCGCACGGCGCGAGCGTCACGACGGGCCGGCGCGTCGCCGGCGCGATCGCCGCGCCGATCGCCGCGCCGGCCAGGAGTAGGCTCCCCGCGAGCAGCGGCAGGCGGATGGGGCGGCGCGCGATCCACTCGAGGGTGCGGATCGCCACGACGCGCGTGATGGTCGAGGCCCACGAGTCAGGAGGCATGGGGTTCCTCCGGCGCCGCGCGGTAGAGCAGCGCGGGCGTGCCGCGGCCAGGTTCGGCGGTTGGGTCCGGCTCGACCGTCGCCAGGCCGGCGGCGACGGCGGCGCGCAGGGCCTGCTTCGCGCGCCGCTCCCCCCACGCGAGCTCCTCGCTCACGTCCTCGCGCGTGAGCGGCATGCCGCGGAAGCCGCGCAGTAGCGCGGCGACCGTCGCGGCGTCCGCGGGCCCCATGCGGTGCCGCGGCAGGCGCCAGCCGAGGATGCTCGCGTCGACGTCGCGCGTGGTCACGGCGTGACCTCAAACGGCTTGAGGGGCCACACCTCGCCGGGCCGTGCGCGCTTCGCGTGCCACTTGATCTGCTGCTCGTGCAGGGTGCGCGCCGGGACGCGCGTGCTGGGGTGCCGCGCTGCCAGCGCGTAGGCGACGCTAGCGGCGGCGGTGGCGTCCGCGAGGGCGCCGTGCCAGGCGCCGCTGGGGATGCCGTGATGCGCGGCGACGTCCTGGAGGCGCCGGCGGCCGGCGCGGGCGGCGTCGACGGCGCGGTCGATCACGAGCGGGTCGATCACGGTGAGGGCGCCGAGGATGAGCGGGGGCAGGTCGTGCCGGCGGAGCTCCCGGTCAAGCATCGTCAAGTCGAACGGGGCGTTATAGGCGACGAGCGGCGCGTCGACGTTGGCCTCGAGCATGGCGATCAGGTCGGCGAGGGCGCGGCGGGGATCGCCGCCTTCCCGCTCGGCGCGCTCGGTCGTGATGCCGTGCACGGCGGCGGCGGCGGGCGGGATGGGGATGCCCGGGTTCAGGGTGCGGGCGTAGAGGACGCGGGCGAGGCCGCGCGGGTGCGCCTCGACCAGGGCGGCGCTAACGATGCGGTCCTCCTCGACGTTGAGGCCGGTGGTCTCCACGTCGAAGGCGAGGACGCGCTCGGTGTTCCAGGCGCGGGTCATGCGGCGCCTCCAGCGTCGGCGGTGTGCCGCGCGGCGTCGAGCAGCACGGGCAGGTCTTCCGGGTCGCTGGTGAGGATGGCTTCGAGGCCGATGGCGTCGATCGCGGCTTTCTGATCGCGCGCCTTGGTGATGCCGGCGGCGGCGAGGCGCGCGCGGGCCTCTGTTGGGCCGTCCGGCACCTCAACGGGGGCCGGCGCGGGTTCGGGCGTCGACGGTGAGGCGGGCGCGGTGCCGGCGTCGTACACGCGGCGCGCCTCGCTCGTGTTCAGGTCGGCGAGGTCGGCGAGGGTGCGGCCGGTGACGCGCGCGGCGAAGGGGAGGGGGTCGTGGCCGGCGTCGCGGAGGATGCGCTCTAGCGTCGCGGCTTTCTCGCTGGTCAGGCCCCCGAGGGTGGCGGCGGTGCGCGTCGCGGGCGTGGGCGCGTCCGCGGGCGCGCCGGCGCTTAGCCAGGCGGCGAGGCGCCGGCCGGTCTCCTCATCCGGGCGCTCGATCAGGGCGTCCTGCAGGGCGCCTCCCGTGCGGTCCTTGAGGACGCGGCCGATGTTCTCGGCGTTGAGCTCCATGACGAGGTCGAACTCGTACTCGACGCCGTCACGCTGGCGCGGCGCGAGGCCGACGCGGATGGGCGTGCGCTTCCCGCCGTCTTCCTCCACCGTCCACTCGGTCTTCGAGCGCATGGTGACGATGATGTGGCCGGGGTAGGCGAGGATCGCGTCCACCAGGTGCTGGTGCAGCGGCGTCGCTTCGCTCCACGCTGCCCACTTGTTACTGCGGAACTTGGTGGTGCCTAGTTTGTCGACGAGGTCGAGGATCCACTCCCAGGCGTGACTCAGGCTGTCGATGATCAGGACGTCGTGGCCGGCGTGCGTGAAGAGGTCTATGGCGGCGGTGTAGTCCTTGGGGTTCGCCGTGGGTAGGTTAACGACGTCGAACGGCCATCTGTCGCTGTACTTGGCGGCGCTGCCGCGCTCCGTGTCGATCACGCCGAGTCGCTGGCCGGGCTCGAGTAGGCCCGTGCCGATGCGCAGGGCGCTCATGGTCTTCCCGCTGCCGCTGGGCCCGAAGAGGGCGAGGCGGAGGCGTGACTGGGTCTTGGTGGCGGGTTGGATGTGCAGCATGGGTGGCTCCGTTCTGCCGGGGTGCCGGCGTGCCGGGCGGCGCCCGCTCGGCTTGTTACATTCTATTCGTGACGGGTGGTCGTTACAAGGGCCCCGCGTTGATCACGGCGGAGGTCGCGGCGGTGCTCCTGGGGGTGACGCCGTCGGCGGTGCGCGTGGCGGCGTGGCGCGGCCGTTTGCCGATCGCCGCGCGTCGACCGCTGCGGTTCCGGCGGGCGGACGTCTTGGCGTACATGGAGGGGCGGCGCGGGGGGGTGTTCCGCGCGGCGTATGGTTCGCGCCGAGGGGGTCGGGGTGAAGGTTAGCGAGGCGGCGTTCCAGGCGCAGGTGATCGCGTTGGCGCGCCTGTGCGGGTGGTTGGTGCATCACAGCCGGCCGGCGCTCCGGCGGTCGGGTCGCGTGTCGACTCCCGTGGCGGGTGATGTTGGCCTGCCGGACCTGGTGCTGGCGCGCGGCGGGGTGGTGCTGTTCGTGGAGCTCAAGGCGGAGGCGGGGCGCGTGGCGCCGGCTCAGCGCGCGTGGGCTCGAGCCATCACGGGCGCGCAGGTCGTGCCGGAGGGCGTGGTGGTGTGGGCGGCCGGCCGGCGCGTGGGGTACGTGCTGGCGCGGCCGTCTCACTTCGAGGTGCTGCATTCAGTCCTGCGGCGCGGTGCGGTGGGCGACGAGTAGGGCGCGGCGCGCGGCGACGGCGAGCTCGGCGCTGGCGGCGGCTGGCGCCGTGCGCGGGTTGGCGTAGATGGCGTCGAGGGGCGTGGCGGTGCCGGCGAGGCGGGGGGTTAGGCGCGCCTGGCGGTTGAGGAGGGCCTCGCGTTCGGCGGGGGTCAGGTCGGGCAGGGGCAGGGGCGCGTGGGTGGTGGTGTTCTTGGCGCGGATCATGCGCGGCGGTCCTCCTGGATGCGCGCGAGGCGGGTGGTGTGCGCCTGCCACGGTTCGGCGCGGCGGTAACCGGCGAGGGCGAGCTGCTGGTCGGCGTTGGCTTCCCAGGCGGTGGCGTCTTCGGTGGCGGCGAGGGTCAGTTCTTCCTCGATGCCGTCGGGGCCGATCACGAGGCCGGTGGTGTACGGGTCGCGGGTGGTGAAGATCAGGTCGTGGCTCTTGTCTGGTGTGGTCATGGGTGGCTCCTTTGCCGTGCGGGGGGTGGTGGCCGGCGCCGGGTGGCGCCGGCCGGTGGGTGGGTTAGTAGGCGCGGCAGGCGCGCTCAAGTGCTTCGACGGCGCCGAGGGCGGTGGTGCTCCAGCGGAGGGTGCCGTCGCGGTGGGCGGCGGGGCTAGCCTTGGCCTGGATCTCGGCGATCGTGTCGGCGTTCTCGCTCAGGAACTGGCGGACGTGGTGCTCGTCGTTGTAGGGGAGGATGAAGGACAGGGCGGGGGTCTTCAGGGCCTGGTCGTCGCGGACGGCGAGGGTGCGAACTTCGCTGCGGGTGATGGTGATGAGGGTGAGGGTCGGGATCATGGGTGGCTCCTTCCGGGTGTAGGGGGTGTTCCCCTTACGAGAAGAGTGTACTACGTTCGGGCCGCGCGTGTCAAGTGTTGGGGGTGACGGATTCTTCACTCTCGCCACGCGCGGCGCGCGCCGCTAGCACGCCGAGGTTCGTCAGTCGCACGGCCGTCACGCGCTCATCCGGCGCGGCCTCATCGCGGGCTGGCAGCCACCGTCCGCGCGCCTTCACGCGCACCAGGCCGAGCGCCACGGCGCCGGCTTCGAGGGCGGCGCGCGCGCGGCGCGCGTCGATCTCGCGCGGCGCCCAGGCGATCGGGTCGCTCGTGCGGCGCGCGGCGATCCATGCGAACACGCGCGCCTGCGCGGGGTTCATGGCGTCCAGCGCGGCGCGCGCCTCGTCTTCCAGCTGCGCGCGGCGCCAGCCGGCGCGGCGCGCGGCGCGCCGCGCGGGGTGCTCCGTGGCGTCTCCCTCGGGCGTCCACCGCGCGAGGAGCGCGGCGTCACGTGCGCTGCGTGGCGCCTCCACCGCGAGGTATGCGCGGGCCAGGGTGCCGCCGGCGGCGAGGAGCTCCGCGGCGTGCCGCTTCGTGTCGCTGGGCGCGCCGAGCATGCGCGCGGCCGCGACGTAACCGAGGGCGATCGGCTCTAGCGTGCGGAGGGTGTTGATCGTGGCGTCCGGCAGGGTCTTGGGTGGGGCGGCCGGCGGGGTTCGCCGCGTGCCGCGGCGCGCCGCGCGGCGGGTCACGGCCGGCTCCGGCGCGCGATCAGGTGGTCGGCGATCAGGTGGCACGCGACCACCTGCGGCTCGCGCTCGCCGGCGTAGGCGACCAGGCCCCGGCCGTCTTCCATCGTGACGGTGACGTGTCCGTCGTCGCGCAGGCGCCCGGTGGCGATCCGGGCGTAGCCCTTCCGGTGCACCAGGTAGGCGACGAGGGTGCGCTCGTGCCGGTGATAGTTGACGAGCACGCGCTCGTCGGGGCTCAGGAGGCGGCTGGTGGGGACGACGACGAGGCGCTGGTGTAGGGGGGTGGTGGTCGGGGTCATGGGTGGCTCCCTTCGGTGGTAGGGGGTGTTCCCCTTACACGAGGAGCATACCACGTTCGGGCCGCGCGTGTCAAGGGGTAGGGCGCGCCGCGCCGGGCGTGACGCGGCGCGCGCCCGTGTGACGCTGCGCTGCCGCAGCTCTAACACCCTCCCTTCCCGCGGCGCGCGATCGGCCGCGTCGAAGTGCCACCAGCGTACCGTCAGGCGCCCGCGTCCTTGTTCCGCTGGTACAGGCGGCCGATGGCGCCGCCGAGCAGCGCCATGATTAACCCCGTCGTCAACGTCGACCACGTGCCGTTGATGCCTTCACTGCGCTCCGTCAGGGCGTCCAACTTGGTCTCAAGCCGCGCCTGGCTGGTCGGCACCTGCACCAGGCGGTTAACGTCAAGCTCAATACGCGCCAGGCGCGCCTCCAGCACGCTCAAGCGCGTGTCTATGCCCGCTGGCGTGCTCGGCTCGGCGCCCGCCGTGCTCCCCCCCCATGTGATCGCCGCAGCCGCTAGGGCCGCGGCGACGATGTGCCATCTCCTCACGTTCATCTCCCGCCGGCGCCGCCGGCGCGTCGGGGCTCTAGGTCTTCACTTCCGGCCGGGTGGCCGGAGGTGCCCGAGGGCGCTGGTGGCGACGGCGCCGATCACGATGCCGATGATCAGCCACGGCAGGCTAAAGTCCGGCATGCTCCCCTCCTCTCTACTGCGTGGGGGTGTATGCCCAACGCCAGGCGATGCCGGCGGGCTCCCGCGTGTAAGTGGCGCTGCCGATCATGCGGCGCCCGTCGATCCGTACCGGCACGGGGCCGGTTACGGTGCCGAGGCTGCAGTCGACGTAACGAGCGGTCTCATCCACGCTGCAGGCCGCGTGGCCGGGCGGCGGCAGGGTCAGGTCCTCGCCGCGAACCGTGACGTGCACCTGGTAGGCGGGGCTCGCGCCGGGGTCGAAGATGATCCCGCCGTCCGGGTGGAAGGCTAGGATCGCGTCGCCGCTATCCAACTGGTCCCGTAGCCAGCCGGCGGCTGGCGCGCAGGCGGTTAGTGCAGCCAGTAGGAGGCATAGTGCGGCGGTAGTACCGGCGCGTCGGGTGTTAGTGTGCCGCCGGCGCGCCGCGGCGCGTCCTGGGGCGTTGTGGCGCGTCACGCGGGGCTCCCGGTGTTGGGCGCGTCGCGGCCGGGCGCGCCGAGGGCCGCGAGGAGGTCGAGGAGGCGCCGCTGGATCTGCGCGCGCACGTCTTCCGTTAGCGCGCGCCCGGCGAACTCCCGCGCGAGCGTCTCCAGGATCCCGAACGCCACGGCCGGGATGGCGTCGCCGAACCGCGCGCGGATCAGGCCGAGGAGGTAGTCGGTGAGGGCGGCGGGGTTGACGTCGAGCGGGTCCGGCGCGGCGCTCGTGACGCTCGAGCCGCTGCTCGGCATGAGGCGGAGGGGTGCGGCGGCGAGCGCGGCGGCCTGCGCGGCGCCTGCCTTCCGCGCGAGGCCGGCGCTGGCATCCCAGAGGCCCGCGGCGATCCCGCCGGCGGTGATGCCGAACACGATGGCGGCGCCGATGCCACCGTCGAGGGTCATGCCGATCGGGGCCAGAACCCCGCTGCTCGCCAGGAGCGCGCCGACGATTGCGATAGCGAAGTCGAGCGCGATGACGGCGGCGCCGCGCAGGTTAGGCAGTAGGTTCGCGCGGGTGAAGGCGACGAGACTCAGGACGACTCCTCCCCAGATGCTGGCGCTGCCGAACCAGTCGCTCAGGGGTGGGATGGGCGCGCCGGCCGCGTTGGCGGACGTCGCGGTTAGTGCCAGGCCGCCGACGGCTAGGGCCGCGACGCCAGCGGCTCTGGCGCGTGCCCTGGCAGGTGATGGGGTCGTGTTCACTCGCTCCTCCTGAGGGGGTCGGGTCGCACGTGCACGCGCGTCGGGGTGACCCGGACGAGGACGTCCTCGCCGGCCGGGATGACCGCGCGCAGATCGCCGGCCTCATCGTAGACCACGAGCTCGCGGGGCGGGGGTTCTTGGGTGAGGGCGGCGGCGAGCATGCTCACGTCGGCGACGCGGCGCGCCCAGCCGCGACCGAAGACGCTCCATGTGCTCAGGGTGGTGAGGAAGCGCAGGCGGGCGGCGTTCAGCGCGGCGGGGTCACCGCCGGCGCCGGCCGCCCACTTGAGGGCGCGCGGCACGCCACTGTGCACGGCCGCGTCGAAGGTGCAGAGGGCCAGGGCGGGCGCGCGTTGATCGCCGGCGGTGGCCAGCCAGTACCGCGCGAGGTAGATCTCGCGCGCCTCCTCCATCGTGCAGTCGGCGACGCTGCGGCGCGGGCGCGCGTGATCGTCGCGCCAGGCGTCATACGTCGCCTGCGTGATGCCGCGGTTCGTGGCGCCGCCGGGGTCGCTCGGGTGCTCGACGAAGCCTCCTTCGTGCGCTAGGACGAAGGCGAGGGCCGTGTCGAAGGCGCGCGTCATGGGGCGGCTAGGGCGAAGGCGCCGCTTACCTGGATGGCGGCGTTGGCCGGCCATGCGGTGATCGCGAGCGGGCTGGGCCCCGACGCGCTGCCGACCGCGTCGAGGCTCAGCTTGGAGTCGCCGCTCACCCCGCGGCCGATAAGCTGCCCGGTATACGTGATGGTGTTCGGGCGGCACACGAACGGGATGGTGGTCGGGAAGGTGAACGGCAGGTTCCCGATTAGCAGGGAGCCGCTGCCACCGGTGCGCGCCGTCGTCATTACGTAGAGGTCGAAGACGATCAGGTTATCCACGCGCAGGTACCGGCCGCTCCGGTCGCCGTAGGTCACGGTCGGGTTCCCGCCGGTGGCCTCTAGTTGGGGCGTGAACGTTCCCTGCGTGATCGGCAGGGCGGTCTTCAGGGCCGCGATCAGGTCACTGCTGCCGCCTAGGTACTCCGCGAGCTCGCTCAGTTGCGCGCGCCGGTCCGGGTCGGCATCTCCCAGCTTCGCCAAGTAGATGTTGTCAGCGGCTGCCATCTGCGCGCTGTTGACTAGGGTCAGGTCGTCGACGTGCGCCATGCGCTGAGTCTAGCGCACCTCCCAGATGGGCCCATCCACGAAGCGGAGGGCCTCGTCCGTGGCGGTGCGCGCGCGGCGCGTCGCTACCCTCACGCGGACCAGCAGGCCGGCGCGGACGGGCGTCACCTGGGCCTCCAGCACGGCCAGGGGCGTGAAGACCCCGGCAGGGGTCGTGATCAGGGCGGCGGTCTCCACGGCCGCGAGGAAGTCAGCGGCGGTGGTGGCGCGCGCGGTGGTGATGCCGTTCGCGTCGCCGGGGATCTCGTGCTCCAGCGTGAGCGTGTCGTGCTCCAGGGTGGGGTCGCCGGTCGCGTGCCACGTGCTGCTGTACGGGCCGCGGGCGGGCGCGGCGCGTGACCGGCGCGCCTCGAGGCGCGTGCGGACGGGCGCCCACGAGGTGGTGGTCTCGTCGCCGCGCTCGATCGTGACGCTGCCGGCGTTCATGGCCGCTCGATCCAGGCGGGGGTGCCGTCGAAGGCGACGCGGAAGGCGAGCACGTCAACGTGCTCGCCGGACGGGATGGCGCCGCCGGCGCCGGCGCGCGTGAGGTCGCTTAGAGTCCAGCCGGTGGCGGTGACGAGCCACGCGCCCGGCTCGCCGCTCGGGTGCGTGCGCGCGCTCCACGCGCGCCCCTGCACGGTGTAGGTGTTCACGCCGTCGCGCTTCGCGTGCATGCGCAGGGCCCACGTCTCGCCTGCCGCGACGGCGTAGCTCGGGCTGGCCGTCGCCTTCACGGCGTAGGCGTTGTAGTCCTGCAGCGTCACGGTGGTGCTGCCGACGTTGAGGCACGCGGCGTTGGTGCTGTTCCCGAGGGTCACGCCGATACCGCTGCCGCCTCCCGGCGTGTAGTTGGGGCGGAGGATGGCGGCGACGTCGATCTCGTTCGGGGTGGCCGGCGCGTCCGTGAGGTCGATCGTGGCGCGGTGATAGTTGGCGCTGCCGGTGTACGTGACGCGCTGCGCGGGCGCGCTCGGGCGCGTGAAGGCCGGGTGGTCGTTCGTGATCACCTCGCGGCTCGTGCTGGTGCCGGTGCGCGCCGTCCAGGCGCGGGTCATGCCGTCGAGGAGCGGGCCGGGGTTAGGGCCCTTGGGGATCCATTCGAGCGTCAGGAGGATCTCGGCGGGCCCGTCCGGCGTCATGCTGGCGCGGATGAGGGGGTGCACGTCAACGGCGCCACCGTGCCACGTGACGCGCGTGGCGGCGCGCGCCTCCTCGAGCAGGTCGTAAGCCGCGGTGTAGGCCGCCTCTAGCGTGTTGGGGTCGCCGGGGGCGGGTGGCACGATCGCGTCGAACGTGACGGGGGCGGGTACGGGGAGGAGGTCGCCGGCGAGGCGCGTGATGCTCCCGCCGGTGGTGGGGCCGGTGCCGCGCGCGGCGCGCGGGTCCTGCCACTCCCTTTGCCGATACCACGCGACGCTGGTGGTGCCGCTGCTGGTCGTGATGGTGAGGGGGGTTAGGGGTGGCACGTTATCGCCTCCGGCCGCCTTCGGCGACGGCGCGGCGCGCGAGGCGCGTGAGCGCTCGCGGATCGCGGCGGGCCACGCCTGCCCGGCGTAGTACGTGGTCATGGCGCCGTCGGCTGGGGTGAGGCTGTACGTGACGCGCTCGATGGCGGCGGTGACGTCGCTCCCGGTGGCGGGGTGGATGGTGAGGTCGCGCGTGACGGGGCCGAGGCCGCGCGTGGCGGCGCGCGCGATGCCAACGGTCGGCACGCGCGTTAGGGTGCGGGCGTAGATGGCGCTGCGGCTCATAGACCCGTAGGTCGCGCCGTCGGGCTCCCAGTACTCGACCTCATAGACGCGGAGGCCGACGATGTCGAGGTAGGTGGTCGGTGGCGGGCTGCCAGCGGGATCCTCTTTGGCGAAGATGCTGAGGTTCGGCGTGGCGTTCTCGAACGGGTTGTCGCCGGCGCTCGGCGTGAAGCCCTGCGGGGCGAGGTTCGGGATCCAAACCGTTCGGCGTTCTCCGTTGGTTACTGGTACATCCACTCGAAGTAGGCGGAGCCGCTCAGTGGCCGAATCCCGTAGGTCATGCGCGCGTAACCGGCGGGCAGGTCGGGGGGCGTGAGGTACGTCAGTTTCCAGATGCCATCGTTCCGCGTGGTCGTCCAGCGCCACGTCATGACGCTGCGCACGGTCGTGTCGCCGGCGTTGGATTGGCAGACGGCATACGTCGAGGCGTTCCCGTCGGTCGCGTTGGAGAAGTCGGTGACGAGGACGCCGCTGGTGTTATTCGGCTTCGAGGCTGGCGTCATGAAGTCCTGGGGGCCGTCGAGGAGCGTGCGCGCGCTGATGCCGATGCTCGCCGCGTCCTCGTGCATCTTGAGGCCGTCAACGCGCGCGATCGGTCGCGTGATCGGCGGCGCGGTGTGGTACCAGTCGGGGTTCGTGCCGTCCCGGATGAAGCAGGTTATGAAGCCGAGCTCCTCGAGGTTGAGCGCGGCGGCGTACACGAGCACGGGGTGCTCGTTGGTCTCCTCGGCGCTTATCGGGGTCCACTCGACGCTGGTGCGCGCGTCCGTCTCGTTCATCTCAAGGGGCGCCGGCGCGGGCCGCGTGAAGTAGGCGATGCCATCCGGCTTGACGCCCCACTCGGTGGGTGGCACGATCTCGCCGGCGGCGTAGGTGCGGCCGTCGAACGTGTACGTCTCGCCGGTCGGCACGGCGAAGGCGCCGGCGGTAGCGGCGAGCGCGTCGAGGATGTCGCCGGTGGATTCGTACATGGCGGCGCGATCTCCGAGCTCCATGGTCTGCGTCGGGAAGTGCGTGCTGTTAACGGTGATGCCGGGGCGCCGCGCAGTGTCGGAGGGCCACGCCAGGCGCGCCATGACGCTAATGTCGCCACCCTCGAGCCGCACGTCCTCGAGGTAGGGCATCTCATAGGCCCTTTGCTGGATGCCGGCGAGGCGGTGCGCCTGCGGGCTGCTGCTCCGCGGGTTCCCGCACGTCATGACCACGCCAGCGTAGATGGGCGTCCACGCGAGCGTGCTGGTGTTCTGCACCTCCACGGTGATCTCGTCTCGCGGCTGCAGGCCGGCGAGGGTCGGTATGGCGGTGATCTGCCCGTCCAGGCAGCCGCCGCCGGGGGTGCGGTTCAGGGCGTCGAGGCTTAGGACGCCGTCGCCGGGCTCGAGCGTGGTGGGGGTGGCGGTGCGCCACCCGCCGCTGGGGTAGACCTGGATCCTCCACGGTAGGGGGGTGGGGTTCACCTGAGGGCTCCAACGCTGCTCGTGTCGACGGGGGCGGGTGGCGCGTTCAGGTTGACCAGCACACCTTCCGTGGCTAGGCGGTCGAGGACGGGCGTGGCGTCGCGGAGGGCGGTGGTGAAGCCGACCATGGGGTTATCGGTGAGGGCGGCGGGGTCGAAGGCGTCGCGGATGGTGGTAGCGGCGTCGAGCATCATGTTGGCGGCTTCCACGAGGGGCGTGGCGACGGCGAACTGGATGGTGGGCGCGGTGCTGGTGAAGGTCCAGGACGGCGTCGTGTCGCCGGGGGTGGTGCCGGCGTTGGGCGCGTCGGGGCGGGCGTTGGGGTCTTCGAGGCCGAGGGCGCGGAGGCGCGCGAGCTCCGCGTCGATCTCGGCGAGGCGCCGGTTCAGGTCCGCGATCTCCGCCTCGCTCGTGGCTTTCGTCAGTTTGTCGAGCACGTCGGCGCGCTCCGCCTCAAGCCCGGCGATGATGCCCTGCTCGCCCTTCGCGTCGCCGTTCAGGTCGATAAGCGGCACGTTCACTCCCGCCCAGCCGAGGACGGCGTTTATGGCGCTGGCGATGGCGTTGTAGATGGTGACGATGGCGCCGGCGACGGCCGTGATGACCGGCGCGAGCACCTCCTCGATGATGATGCCGAGCGGTATGAAGGCGGCCTGCACGAGGTTGATGGCGACCTCAACGATCGGCTTGAGGACCGTGAGGAGCGTGTTGAGCATCTCCACGACGGGCTGCAGGATGTTGTCGAGCATGCCCATGATGTCGCCGAAGGCTTCCGCGCGGGCGAGGAGCTCGGTGAAGACCGCGACGGCGGCGCCGATGGGCCCGCCCTGCACGAACCCCTCGATCGCGCTGTTCAGTAGCGGCAGTTTCGACGCGGCGAGGTTGAGTAGGCTCTTCCCGAAGCGCTGCATGGGCCCGTCGCTGGCGCTCACCTTGAGGAGGTCGTCGACTAGTTTCTGGCGCGCCTTGATCTCGTTCTCCATCGCCTGCTGCGCGGCGCCGGGTGGTAGGGCGCTCGCGTTGGGTTGGATGACGGCGGTGACTCCGGGTGGCGTGAGGGCGCGCGGTACGGGCGGGGTGGCGCCGAGGGGCATGAGGCCGGGTGCCTCGTCGAAGGCCTGCACTAGGGCGGCGCGGCGCGCTTCCTCGGCGAGGGTGAACACGCCGTCGGTGAGCTCGTCTATGCGCGCGACGCTTAGGGGCGTTATGCGCGTTAGTGCCTCGACGGCGCGCGTGACGTCGTCGAGGGTGCCGGTGCCCTGCTTGTAGTTGGTGAGGGCGGTGCTTAGGTCGGTGAAGGCCTGCCCGAGGGCGGCGGTGGCGGGCCGGACGGCGAAGGCGCTGCCGCGCCCGAACACCCCCCTTTGCCGATCGGAGAAGACCGTGACGGCGGCGGCGTAGGCGGCCTGGTCGTAGCGTTCCTGCAGGGCGTTGGTGAGGCGCGTGGCGGTGCGCGTGAAGCGCGCGGCTTCCTCGGGGCTGTCCGTGAAGGCGCGGTCTAGGGCGGTGGTGAGGGCGGCGCCGGCGTTGGTGGCGAGGGTCTGCGCGGCTTCGCCGGCGCTGCGGATCGCCTCGCGGATGGCGTGCTCTTGGTTGAGTCGGGCGTTGAGGGCGTCGCGGTCGGCGGCCTGCTGCGCGATGGTGAGCGCGTCCGCGGCGGTGCGGAGGTCGTCGCGGCGCCGGTCGGCGTTCTGGAGGAAGCGCTCGACCTCGGCGGCCGTGTCGGTGTTGAGCGCGTCGATCGCGGCGCGCGCGGCGGTGGCGAGGGTTCCCGTCCAGGTCGTGATGGCCGCCTGGATGCCGGGGGTGGCGTCGCGGAGGGCCTGCGCGATGAGGTGCCGGACGCGGTTCCCGAGGAGCGCGTCGCGGGTCGCGTAGATGCGCGGGGTGGTCGTCAGGCCGGCGGGCGGCGGTGGCGCGGTGGTGGTGGCGGGTGGTGGCGCGGTGATGGTGGCGGGTGGTGGTGGGGTGGTGGTGATGGGTGGGGGGGTGGTGAGGAGCGTGTTGAGGTGCGTGAGGGCGGCGGCTAGTTCCTCCCCGCGTTCCTTGGTGAGGCTGCGGTCCTGCACGGCGCGCGCGACCTCGATGATCGGCTGGCTGAGCTCGCGCATGGCGGCCTCGATCGCGGCCATGTTGAGCGCGCCGGCCTCCACGATCGCGCGGTCCGTGAACTCGAACTGGCCGGCGGCGTTGAGGCGGATGAAGTCCATGACCCACCCCTCGCCCATGGCGTTAAGGCGTTGGGCGAGCAGGTCAGTCTGCCTCGCGGCGTCGAAGACCAGGTCGCCGGCGGCGGTGGTGGCGCGGCCGGCGGCGGTGAAGGTGTCTTCGAGGGCGATGGCGTCCGCGAGGGCGGCGCGGGCCTCGGTGACGCGGCGCTGCGCCGCGATGATCTCCTCCTGGTGCGCGAGGAGGTGGGCGATGCGTCGCGTCTGCGTCTCGGTCGTGTCGCCGGTCGCTACGAGGTCGTCGCGGAGGCCCTGCAGGGCGGTCTTGAGGGGCCCGTCGACCTTGTCTATGACCTCCTGCAGGGCCGTGACGAGCGCGGGTTGGTCCTTGGCGGTGAGGGCGTCGTTGACCTTGGCGATGGCGGCGTCGAGCGGGTCCGGGCCGCTGGTCAGGTGCAGGACGAGCGCGGCGATGCCGGCGCCGAGCAGGGCGAGGAGCCCGGCGGGGCCGGTTAGGGCCGTGAGGACCGTCACGAGGGCGCGGGTGGCCGTGACGATGGTGGGGATGATGCGCGCGAGGCTGCCGAGGCCGACGAGGACGGGCCCGGTCGCGGCGAGGCCGGCGCCGATCGTGACGATCCATTGTTTCGTGCGCGCGTCTAGGGAGTCGATCCAGTCGGCGGCGCGCTGTGCCCAGTCGACCAGCTTGGCGACGACGGGTAGCAGCGTCTCGCCGATCGTGAGGCTGAGCTGCGCGAGCGTGTCCTTCAGGTTACTGATGCGGCCGCTAACCGTGCGGGACTGCTCCTCCATCATGCCCTGGAACTTCCCGCCTTCGCTGGTGAGGCGCCGGAACAGCTCCTGCATCTCGGGGAAGCCGATCTTCCCCTCGCTCACGAGGGCGCGCACGTTCCCGGTGGTCGTGTTGAGGATGTCCGCGAGCTCGCTGTACACGGGGATGCCGCGGTCGGCGAGGCGGTTGATCTCCTGCATGTCCGCCCGGCCGGTGGTGAGCGTGCGGCCGTAGATCTGCGCCAGGTCGGCGATGTTACTGCCGGTGCCGGCGGCGACGTCGCCTAGTTGGCGGAGGGTGCCGACGACGTTGTCGCTCTCCACGCCGAACGCGATGAGGGTGCGCACGGCGCCTTGTAGTTCGGTGAACTCGAACGGCGTCTTGGCGGCGAAGTCGCGGAGGTCCTTGATTAGGGCGGTGGCGCGGTCGGCGCTGCCGAGCATGGTGGTGAGGGCCGTCTCGAACTGCTCGATGCCGAGCGCGGCGTTGACGCTTACCGTGCCGAGGATGGTTAGGGGGGCGGTGAGGCCGAGGCTTAGGCGCGCGCCGGTGCGCGTCATGCGGTCGCCTAGTTGGCTCCACGCCGTGCCGGTGTCGCGGAGCTCCGTGGTGGTGTTTCGCAGCTCGCGGCGTACCTTGACGAGCTCGGCGACGGTCTCGCGGTACTCGGCGGTGGTGCGGTCCTGCGCTTCGAGGGTCTGCTTGAGGGCGCGCTCGTGCTCCTTGAGCTCGTCGCGGTGCTGCCGTAGGGGTCGGAGGCCGGCCTCGATCTCCTCGCGCATGTCGCCGAGGCCGCGCGTGAAGGCGCGCGTTTCGTCGAGGGGGATGCTGCGCCCGAGGTTGGTGGCGGCGGTGCCGGCGGCGTCCATGCCGCGCGCGGCGTCCTTGGCGCCGCGGGTGAGGGTGCGGCTTAGTTCCTGCCCGGCGCGTTTCCCCTGCTCAACGGCCGCGTTGAGGTCGCGGCGGAAGGCGCTGGTGTCGATCCCGAGGGCGCCGGCGATCGTGAAGCGCTTCGTGGGCATGCCCTAGTGTACTCGGCGGCGCGTCAGGGGTCTTTGCGCAGCCTCCCGCGGTACGCGAGGGCGATGCGTTCGGCGCGCTCGGCGGCGTCGCGTTCCTCCTGCGTGGGTGGCGTCCAGGTGGGGGTCTCGTCCTGGTCGGGGTGCAGGCCGCTGCTGCGGAGGAACTGCTCGAAGGTGGGGGGTGGTCGCTTCGCTCCCCAGTTGACGCGGATCACGTGCCAGCTGGTGAGGGCGTGGCCGCGCAGGTTGTCGCGGCGCGCGCGGTGCTCGCTTAATGCGGCGAGGCGAATCTCCTGCCGGAGGCGGGCGTAAGGCAGGGCGAGTAGCGTCTCGTCCGTGGCGCCGCTCCAGCCGTGCCGGCGCAGGAGGTGCAGGCTGCGCGCTATGGCGTCTTCGGGGTGAGGGTCTGCTCGGCGGCGGGCGCGAGGCGCTGCCCGAGGCGCGAGGATCTCGCCAAAAAAGCGCGCAGGTCCTCGTGTTCCTCCAGGGCCTCGATCACGTCGAAGAGCGCGTCGACGGGGAAGAGGTCGGGGTCGCTCATCTGCTCGGGGGTGACGTTGAGGAGGTTGGCGAGGAAGCGCGTCACGGTCTCCTCCTCCTCGATCAGGGCGGTGGTGGCGATGGCGGCGAAGGTGATGCCGTCGCGGATGCTCGGGTCGGTGGCGGCGAGGCGCCGCAGGGCGGCCTGCACGATCTTCCCGGCGAGCAGCACGTCCTGCAGGCCGAGGCGCCGCAGGGGATACTCGCGGCCGTTGACGGTGACGATCGGCGGGGTGTACGTGACGGGGTCGACCGGCGGGCCGGGGGGGTTGGGGC